CTAGAGTCCAATATGCACAATCTTCGACTTCTCTTTACATTTATACATAGATTCTTCTTAAGCCATTTGCCTCGCAAGAGGCCAGGGTCATTAAGAAAAGTCGCAGTAATTAATGATAAGGAAGGGAAAGTACGTGAAATAGCTATAGGAGATTATTGGTCGCAGGCTTCATTGAAGCCTCTTCACAATTACCTTTTCAAGCTATTATCTAGAATTCACCAAGATTGTACCCATAACCAAAGTAAGTTATTAGGAAAATTGGTACTAACAGAAGGGTCATCTTTCCATAGCATAGATTTATCTAGTGCTACAGATCGATTTCCAATTCATGTTGAATACCTTCTTCTTAAAACTTTATTTGGCAAAAGATATGCTAACTGTTGGAAGCACATTATGGTTTATTTACCATTTGATTACAAAGGTAGATCTATATTTTATTCTACCGGTAATCCTATGGGTTTATATTCCTCATGGGCTACCTTTACAGTTGGTCATCATTTCTTAGTCTACCTAGCCTGTAAAAAAGCTAGAGTAGCATGGGAAAGATGTCCTTATATGTTATTAGGAGACGATATCGTCCTTGCGGATGATAAAGTAGCCCAAGCATATAAAGAATACCTTTTGTTATGGGACATTCCATTCTCACCAGGAAAGACTCATACAAGCCTTTATGGGTATGAATTTGCAAAACAAATCATACTCCATGGTAAGAACGTATCCCCTTTGCCCTTAGCAGCTCTTTATGAAAGAAGAAATTCTCCACTGGAAACAGTAGGGATTCTCCTTTCTGAGCTCTGGTCAAAAGGATGGAAACTTCCTATCGATCCAGTACTAGAGAGTTACTTTATTAAGTTGGTAGGTTGGCCTAAACCTCGGTTTAATGCCTTCCAACCAAAACTTAATTTAGCAACATCACTCCTAGCTTATTTCAAAGGTCTATCGGACTTAGGTCCTGCTGTAAAGCAGTACGTAACCGACTGGACGAAAAAAGACTGGAAAGTTAATCCCATTCACCAAAGAGCTTTTGCTCGATGGTTAGCGGTAAAAACAGTCCATAAACTTTTTTATGAAAGTAGGGAAAGAGTGACAGATTATACTAATAAACAACCTCTGGGGCAGTTAGCCACAGATTTAGTCATTAGTATAACATCTCTTGATACTGGTATAGATGCTTTTGAGTATATAAAGTCTGTACCATTTCTTCAAATATACGGACGTGCAGAAGAAGTTTTTCTAAGCCTTCAAGGGACCCTTAACGATACTGGTCTCGGAGGATCTCGCGATCTC